GCAAGCTCCTGAGTGACCAGACGCCAGTGCTCGGCCTTGCCGTAGTGGCGCGGCGCGGCGGTGTAGCTGTAGCCACGTTCGCGGCAGACCTCACGCACGTGCTCGTAGCCGAGCGAGGCGTCATCGTAGATACGCACCTCGACGTCGCCGTCGAACCGCTCGCGCTCGCGCTCCACGTCGTCGAGGAGACGGAGCAGGGCATCGGCGCGGTCGTAGGTGACGATGCTGACGACAGCGCGTTCACGGTGCGTCGCGTGCGGAGTATCTGGCAGCGGCGTCGTGCGCCACGGTGTCTCGTGGGCGATGCGTCCCTGCAACTCACTCGTGTCCATCGGACCGCCGCGCTTGCGCGTCGAGGCGTCCCAGATGGTGCCGCCCGCGGGCTTCATCGCCCGCACCCAGCCCTTCTCGTGAGCGACGACGACGCGCGGGATGTCGCGCTCGTTGGCCCACGCGGAGAGCCACATGTCGGCCATGTTCGGGGCGCGGAAGATGTCGGGCGTTACGGGGATGGAGCGGTGCCAGCAGAGCGTCGCCGTGCCGATGACGTGGACGTCGTGGTCGCCCGTGACGTCGGCGAGGCAGTGGAAGCGCTTGGCGGTGTGGCCGTAGTAGCCCGCGGGCTTCTCACGCATCAGCGCGCCGTGGAGGCCGACCAGCGCACGGCGGCCGTGGCGGTCACAGGCCGCGACCATCGTCGCGGCGAAGTCCGGCGGATAGAGGAGGTCGTCGTCGCAGGCGAGGTGGTAGTCGAAGTCGCCGGCGTCGCTCCAGAAGAACTTGCCCGCGTCGCCGCGGTCGCCCGTCTCCTCGCTCCGCGCCACGTCGATGCGTGGATCGTGGAGGAAGTCGGGGACAGAGTCGTAGCCGTTGAGGTAGATGCCGAGGCGGTCGACCTGCGGCAGGAGGCTGGCGACCGTCTGCTGCAGCGACCGTTCGCGTTCGGGGATGGATGCCAGGCTCGCGCGGATCACCAGACGTCCTCGATGCCGTAGTCAGTCAGCACACGCTTGCGCGTATCCTCGTCGACCGGCTCCGCTCCGCGCCACTTGTTCATCTGATTGCCTCCGTGGATGGTCTGCAGCCAGCTCCGCTCCATGACGACACGACGCATCCTGCCCTCACGTGCGACGCTGTGGTCGCGGCAGAGATCGAGCACCGTCTCGCGACGTTCATGCGTCAGTGCAAGGAACGGACTCTGACGACGCCATGGCCACTCGCGTTCGGCCACGCGACCGGTAGCCCAGTCGAGCATCCAGCCCTGCGGCCAGTCGACCATCCAGCCGCGGTCCAACCGCAGATCGGCCAGCGCGTCGATGGCAGACGGAAGAATCGCGTCATCGGAGTCGAGCCGCACAGTGAGGTATTGACCGTCGCCGATAGCGGCGGCGGATGGTACTTCTCCGGAGTCGACCACGACCGCAGCGGGGAAGACGCGCTCAGCCATCGCGACGACTTGCTCGCGCAGCTCCGGAGCAGTCGTCCACACCCATGTGAACGGTACGGTCACGCGCCGAAGCGCCGCGGCCGTCACGCCAGCAATGAGTGGCTCGCGGCCGGCCAGCCACTCCGTAGTCGGCAGGACGCCACTCCATCTCTCGGCGACCTGCGTCTTGACGATGAGAGTGCGACTGGATGGACGACGCACGACGCTAGACGGATGCCTTCTCATGAGAGAGCTATCCCCTGCCGTATCATCGCAGGCCTCCAGCGGGGCGGCCGTCAAGCCGCCCCGCCGTCGTCATCTCTGCGTCAGCTAGCCGTCGAGGTCGCGGCAGCGGTCACGATACCGTCCGGCCGGAGCAGCTTGGCTCCGAAGAGCTGCAGGCCACGGACGACGTCCTCGAACGCGGTCTGCGAACGGTAGGCTTCGACCTCGTTGATCTGCGCCACAAGGCCGATGGCCGACGGGACGCCAGCCCAGACGAGGTAGTCGTTGCCGCCGCTCGTGATGACCGGGTTCGAGTTGCTCTCGTAGATGTCGAAGCCGGCCGCGCGGCCGATGTGGCCATTGAGCAGAGCATCGGAGCTCTTCTCGCCGAGAGCCGCGTTGCGGACGAACTTGTCGTTGTTGAGCAGGAGCCCAGCGACCCACGGAGGAACGACGCACCAGCGGCCGACGTCCGGCATGTCGACCTCGGCGCACTTCGTGCGCATGTCGATCAGCAGATCGTAGGCGTCATCGCCGCTCGCGAGATCAACGGGGCCGAGATCGTTCCCGGAATCGACGCCGGAATAGAGGTCGGCGATGTACTCGTCGACCACCTTGGCAAAGCCATAACCGGCGTTCCGCGTCGCCTCACTCACGAGGTTGCTCGAAGCGGCGGCCTGCCGCTTGTCGACATCGTCGACGCCGAAGGCGAAGTAGTGCGCCTGGTCGATCGTCAGAGGCTGCGACGTGGTGGACAGATCAGCAGGGTCGATCGTGGTCGTGCCGGGGATGTACGGGGAGATCGTGACATCCGTCAGCGTGTTGATGTGGACGGTATCGCCGGCCCGCGAGACGTCGCCTTCGTAGTCGCGGGAGACGAGGTTCGCGTAGACGAGCTTCCTCTCGAAATTGAGGAGCAGCTCAGCGGACCAGACTTCAGGGATGAAACTGTCGATGCTCATCTGGATAGCCTCCTATCACGTGTTACTGTGTCCCGTTTTACGCCCGTCGGCGGCCTTCGGTGGAGGCGTACCCCGCGCCAGCTTAGTGGCGCCCGTGTTTTACGTCCCGTCGGACTGTCGAGAGTGTAGCACATTCCTCAGACGATGCGTCCATCGCGCATCGCGGCGTTGATCTCCTCGCGATGCTCGGCGTACTTCTTCGGGTCCTTGGCGAGCTCGGCGACCTGCGCCCGTGTCCACGTCCTCTTGTCGCCGCCTGAGCCGCTCATGTCGCCACCGGAACGCGCTGGAGGCTGAGCAGGTCCGAACAGTTCCGGCACTTCAGCCTTCAATGCCTTCACGGCCGCCGAGATCGCCTCCGTGTCCACCTTGCCGTCCTCGGCGGTCACGTCGTCGAGATCGAGCAGGCGCAGGATGCGGTCGAGACGCTCAGGCTTGGCTCCTGCAGCGGCGGCGGCGATGCGCGCCTCGGCGTTCACGAGCACCTTGGTCGCCTGCGTCATCGCCTCCTCGGCACGCTTCTCGGCGTCGGCCTTCTCGGCCTTGAGCCGCTCGGTCTCGTCCATCTGGGCTCGACGCGCGGCTTCCTCGGCCTCCTGCTGGGCGCGCTTCGCGGCGATACCCTCGGCACGCTTCACGCGCTCGGCGACGATGCGGTCGATAGCCGCCTGCTGCTCCGGCGTGAACTCTATCTTCTGCTCTTCGCTCGGTGCCTCCTCGGCGGTCTTCGGTTCGTCAACAGGTGCTGCTGGCTGGGTGGTGGTGTCGGCCAGGGTCATCCTTTCTTCTTCGGT